CAGGTACTATTACGTCTAGCAATGATATTGGCGGCTCTTCAAACTCATCTTTTGCAATCTCGCCCGCAGGCAATGGTTGGTATCGCGTTGCGATAAATACGACCATTGCATCGACCAATCGCATGCTATACGTAAACGTATGTGATGCGGGAGGGAATGTGACTTATACAGGCGACGGAACTTCTGGCATCTATATCTGGGGCGCCCAACTAGAAGCAGGCTCTTTTGCCACATCCTATATCCCGACAACCGCAGCTCAAGTAACTCGTGCAGCAGACGTATCGAGCAGCGCACAAACGACACGGGCTGCTGACAGTGCGGTGATGACGGGGACTAACTTTAGCAGTTGGTTTAACCCGACTGAGGGGGTTATATTGGCGCAGTCCTCAGACATACCAAGCACAGGCAGGCCATTTACCCTTGCTGCCGGCACAGGCACGGCTGAAATGATATCGGCTGAATCTGGGTTGTATCGTGTGCGCACTGGCTCTGTGGACGTGTTATCAGTTGCTGGCGCTGTGCCAAATGGCAAGATTGCTATCGCTTACAAAACAGCTAATCACGCAGCAGCAAAAGACGGCACGATCACAGGGACAAGCGCAACGGCTGGCGTGTCTACTGGATTGGATAACATTAAGATCGGCGCAGATCAAAGCGGGTCAGCTCAATTGCTTAATGGTCACTTACAGCGCATCGCCTATTACGCGTCTCGACTGCCTAATGCAACCCTTCAAAAACTAACCGCATGAACGATTACAACATTCGCACAACCGACTACCCTGGCCTGATAAGCCTAGGGGTCTTGATGGGCGCAATAACCGTCAAAGATAATATAGTCACAGCAACTAATGGCGGTCATTGGGATTACATCGGCCCGATATACAAACCAACGGGTGCAACGACGGTTGTGAATGGGGTAATAACTCCGGTAATGGCGTCGGTTAAAAACTTATCTGGGGTGGAATATGTCCATGTAAATCTAAGGACGCCCTTATCACTTGGGCAGATAGCTAACGACATGGCCACGGCTCATCCTGAGATTGCCGCAGGGTTAGCTAATCTGGGTAGTTATTTCGTTCTGGGTTCTGATGGCAATGCAGGTGCTCCAGTCAGTCCTTATCGGGTGTATTTGTGAGCTTATCTCCAAAGCAAGAAGCATTCGTCCGCAATTATGTGATGAACGGATGCAATGCTACGCAAGCAGCTATATCCGCTGGGTACAGCGAAAAGACGGCGAAAAACATCGGCTCAGAGAACTTGACTAAACCGGACGTGATTGAGGCTATCAAAAGGCTATCGGCACCAAAGATCGCCCACGAGTTAGACACCATCGAAGGCCGTCGCGCAAGGCTGCAAGCTATCGCAGACAGGGCTGAAAGACAGGGCGATGAACTAAAGGCGCTAGACCAGCTCTCTAAAATGTGCGGTGATTACATCGAGCGCAAACACATCACTGGCAACGTGCAGATAAACTTTCAGGCCTACGTGCCCAAAAAGGGGAGTAAATGAGCCCAGTTGACCCAGCGAAGATAGATCAAGGCCGCGTGTCACTTCATCGCGCCCTGATGAAGGTCAAGAAACACTACGGCCTAAACCCCATGGAGCTGGTCTATGCGCACCATGAGGCGTTAAAGGACATTGGGGACTATTCCGATAGGCTGTGGCTGCAGTTTGTCGCCGAATCATTCAAAGAGGTCATGCTCCGTGACGAATCCCAAGTCCTGGTCTCCCACTGAGAAGCAGGAATACTTCCTGGCTGCCATTGAGGATGAGGTGCTATTTGGCGGCGCGGCAGGGGGTGGCAAAAGTGACGCCCTAATCATGGACGTGCTAGGGTTAGGCGAAGAAGAACCCTCCATCTCAATCCCCAGGTTTCGCGGCTTGCTTATCCGTAAGACCTTTCCCCAGCTGCGAGAGATCATCGACCGAACCCGAATCATCTATCCGCTGATCGACCCAGGTGCGACTTATCGGGAGGCCGACAAGGAATGGTTGTTTACGTCGGGTGCGAAAATCATCTTTGGTTTCTGTGAACGTGACCCAGACGTACTGCAATACCAGGGCGCTGAATTTCAGTGGATAGGGATAGATGAATTGGGCCACTTCGCAACCCCGTACGTTTACGACTACCTAACCTCCCGCCTGCGATCGCCTGATAAACGGCTATCGGCCAAGATGCGGGCGTCGTGTAATCCTGGCCCGAAGTGGATTATGGAGAAGTTCGGGATTAAAAAAGACGGTGCCGATTCAATGGTCACGCTCAACGTCAACGGGCGATTTATTCATCGGCGCTTCATAAGCTCCAAGCTGTCCGACAACAGCCACCTGGACGGCACGGGCTATCTCGAACGCCTGATGATGCTGCCTGACGTTGAGAGGCAACAACTGTTAGAAGGCCGCTGGGACGTATACAACGTGCCTGGTGCGATCTACAAAGACCAGATCGACGAGTCACGCTCCAATGGCCGCATCCGTCCTTTGCCATACGACCCGATGTTGCGTGTTCATGCAATTTGGGACTTGGGCTGGAATGATAAAACGTCGATCATCCTGGTGCAAAAAGGCGCAAGTGATGTGCGAATCATTGATTACATCGAGGATTCTCACAAGACCCTGGACTACTATTCAACCCTCCTCAGAGAACGGAAATGGAATTGGGGCGAAATGTGGCTACCTCACGACGGCGAGACCCGCAATCTACAGACAGGGCGATCAGCCAAGGAAGTGCTTGATTCGCAAGGCTGGAATGTTAGAATCACGCCCAAGCTGGACATAGAGAGCGGCATTAGAGCGGCTCGAATGATGTTTGGACAGGTATATTTCGACGCTGACAAGGCTGACGTGCTGGTTGACCACTTGTATAACTATCGCCGGGCCATCAACGCGCAAACAGGGGAGGCAACAGCCCCGGTGCATGATAATCATTCCCACGCTGCGGACGCATTTAGGTATCTCGGGGTATGCGTGGGCAGTCTTACCAATTCGGAGTGGTCTAAGGGCGCTCTGAATTACGCCAATATGAATTACGCCTAACTATGCAAAAAATGACAGACGACGAGCTTAAAGCTCTTGTAGATGCGGAGGTCTCGCAGAGCTTGGGCTATGTCGGCCGACTGTCTGAGCAGCGTAGGACGGCGCTTGAATACTATCTTGTCCGACCTAGTGGCAAACTAGCTCCCCCCGAAGTGGACGGGCGCTCATCCGTTGTATCCCCTGACGTTGCAAACGCGATTGAATGGGCGATGCCTTCGCTCATGCGTATCTTTACATCGGGGGAAGACATTGCACGTTTTAGCCCACGCAAACCCGGTGACGAGCAAAAGGCACAACAGGCGACTGAATATGCCAATTGGTTATTGTGGTCGCAGAATGAAGGCTATCGCATCGTTTACTGGTGGCTGAAAGACGGCCTGCTAAGCAAGAACGGCTACGTCAAGGTCTATTCTGAGGAAAAAAAGGAAGTAACCCGCGAGGAATACGTCGGCCAGACGATGGAGCAGATCACAGCGATCATGCAGCCAGCCAACGACGAGGAGGAAATCGAAGTCGAGTCTCAGGATTCTGACGTTGACGAAACCTACACCCAGCAGTTACCACAAATGCAGCAGCAGTTTCAAGCTGCGCAACAGCAATACGCTCAAGCCCAGCAAATGGGCAATCAACAGGCGATGCAACAGATCGGGCAAATGCTCGCTCAAATGCAGCACGCCATTGACAACCCTCCCCTGGTGTACTCGATCACGATCAAGCGCACAAAGAAGGTGATGAAAACGATCGTTGACAACGTGCCACCGGAAGAGATCCTGGTCTCGCGTCGGTCAAAGACCATTGAGGACACTCCATTCATTGCCCAACGTGTCAGGAAACGAATCGGCGACCTGGTGGCGATGGGCTACAGCAAAGATGAATGTCTCTCGCTCACTGACGACAACAATTGGGCGCAATACAACTCCGAAGCGATCATGCGCCGGGTGTATGACGACGAGGCGGCTACTCAATATGAGGACGGCGGCAATAACGACCCGATGAGTCGCTATGTCTGGCTGATTGACGCCTACGTGCAGGTTGACTACGACGGCGACGGCATCCTAGAGTGGCGTAGGATTCTCAAGGCAGGCTCAACCATCCTGGAAAACGAGATCGTTGACGGCCATCCCTTTGCCGATCTATCCCCCATCCTGATGCCTCACCGGCACTTTGGATTGTCCCTGGCTGACATAACGGTCGATTTCCAGACGATCAAGACCCAGCTATTGCGGCAGTACCTTGACGCCTTGTACCTTGGCAACAATCCCCGACATGAGGTCGTAGAGGGTCAGGTCAATCTTGACGACATGCTGACCGCCCGACCAGGTGGTTTAGTCCGGGTTAAAGCGCCGGGCATGATTAACTCCTTGCAGACCCAGGACATTAGCCAATCTGCAATTGGGGGGCTGGAGTATTTCAGCAAGCTGACTGACGAGCGCACCGGGATCACTAAATACAACCAGGGGCTGGATTCTGACACCCTGAACCAGACGGCTACAGGCATTGACCTAATCCAACAGTCTGCCATGCAGCGTCTGGAACTCATGGCCCGGACAATGGCTGAGACAGGGTTTAGGCGCTTATTTAAGCTCCTGCTCAAAGAATCAGTCACTTACCAAAACCGCTCGCAGACGATCAACATTCAGGGGAATTGGGTTGAGATTGACCCGCGCGAATGGCGCAACGGGTTTGATTTAACGATTGATTGTGGCATTGGCACTGGTAACCGGGATGCTCAAGCAAAGCAGTTGATGAACATTCTCCAACTGCAAACCAACCTGATGCAGATGGGCATCGCGACACCGCAGAACATCTACTACACGGCCAGCAAAATCCCTCAGGCTTTGGGTCACAAGGACGCAGATCAGTTTTTTACCGACCCACAGAAGGGCATGGCACCGCCTCCGCAAAACCCTGAAATGATGAAAATGCAAGGGCAAATGCAGATCGAGCAGGCCAAGGGTCAAATGACCATGCAGATAGAGAGCATGAAGCTGCAACAGTCTGCCCAACTTGAACAGGCTAAAACGCAATATCAGATGCAAGCCGACCAAGCTGCACGTGAACATGAGGCACAATTGGAGCACTTCAAGGCTCAAATGCAAAGCGAAGTTGATCGGAACCGCCAACAGGTCGAAGCCGAGCAAAAGCAGATGCAACTTGAGCAAGAAGCACAACTCAGGGCGCTGGAGGCTCAATACAAAGACCAACAGCATCAACGTGACCAAGAATTTGAACGGTGGAAGGCACAGCTAGACAATGAAACACGTGTACTCGTGGCTCAGATTGGCGCGGCAAGTAAAGCGGCTGCTACAAGTGAAGCTCCTGCTGCTGAAAGTGCAGAGACAGATATTGAAACGCCAGAGGCTGAGCAAGCCGAAAAAGTCGATACTGGCGCAATGGTGGCACAGGCTCTGCAAGCATCGCTCGACGGGTTTACACGGGCAATTGAGCAGATGAGCCGACCAAAGACAATCATTCGCGGCCCTGATGGTCGTGTAACGGGGGTTCAATGAATTTGAATGGACAAGTGGGTGAAGTTAAATTCGTCCTAGAGATAACCCGCAAGGAAACGGGCAAGGTTGAGACAGTCGAAATGGTCGGCTTTCTTGACGAAGATCAACTAAAGGCGCTCCAAGCGCAGGAGACTGAGAATGGCAGTAACGCATAGCACAGCCGCACGAAACGCGGCCACTGACGCTGTAACCGCGCTGATTGGCGCATCGGGTCGGCTTAAGTTTCACATCACTGGCTCAACGGTGGCTGCTCCGTCAACGGTAGTGGCTAACCTGGCGCTGAGTGCAACGGCCTTTGGTGCATCGGCAACGGGCACAGCCACGGCTAACGCGATCACATCGGACACCAACGCGGCAGGCGGTACGGTGGCCTTTGCGTCATTGCAAACATCGGGCGGAACTGCGGTTATCCATTGTGCGGTGGCTGCGAGTGCGTCGGATATCAACATGACCAACGGCTTGACGGTGACTGCCGGCGATACTGTAGCCTGCTCAAGTCTCACCTACACCGCTCTTAGCGCCTAATGGCTAACGGCACTGGCACGGCAACAATAAACTTTGGCTCCTTTCCGGGAGCTAACGAGGCCAGTGTCGCCGTCACTGGATTGACCACGATCAGCGCGACGTCAAAGGCTGAAGCCTACTTTATGGGCGATGACACAAGCGGCACACACACGGCGGCAGACCACCGATATGCTCCCTTGTTCATCAACTTGACCTGCGGCACGCCTACGGCTGGCACAGGGTTTACTATTTACGGCCGATGCCTCAACAAGATGCAAGGCTCTTTTAACGTCCGATTTGTCTGGAGTGACTGATGGCATTAGATACCAATATACGCGGCTCAAGCACTGGCAACGGTGCCGAGGTTACGGCTGCAAACTATCTCAAAACGATCACGGAAACCAACGTCATTGCCAACCCTGGCAACGTGGGCGCGAATCGTATATTCACTGAGCTTGACGGCGGCTATATCACGGCTGCACCGATTCTGCTTTCTCCCGAACTAGATGCAGACTATCGCACCCGCGCAGGCATGGACACCATGCTTGACGAGGTGATGTTTAACTACACCGCCCAGGACACTGGCAAACATCAGGGCGTTACCACAACGATGGTTCCCTCCTGGGCTGCGGGTCAATATATCCCCAACAGCACATCAATCACGACGACCACAACGGGCACGTATTTGCAGACCTATGCAACGTTCCCGAACGTGGGGGCTAACACCCTCTCTGGTGACGTCACAATGTCGTTCTCGGCCCAGCCAAGCGCTAACAACTTCGTCGAATTTGGCTTCACGCCTAATATCACATCGGCCACCGCATCCCCGTCTGATGGTGTGTTTTTCAGGTTGTCGTCAGCAGGCTTGCAAGGCGTTTCGTCCA